TTTTTGCCATTTGTAGCAGATTTTACTTGTAGACCCATGTTTGACATCACTGCCGACAATAATCCAGCCGCGAAAGTCGTGTCAATTTGTCGGGTTGAATTTCCGAAGTACGCAAAAGAAATGACCCCCAAACTCCAAAAAAGTATAATCATCTGGACAAGGTTAGACAGGATTGAATTACCTTGCTGCGATTCTTCCTGTTCTACTTCTTTAGTGGTATCTTCAGCCATAACATTAAGGTTTCTTGTCTAATACTAGCAATCTAGCTATGTTTGGAAAAACTAACAAACTATGTCTAAGTTTCTAATCAATCTATTTATTAGGTTTGGTAAATCAGAATCACTGCGAAAAGCTGCCTTAAATCTATTGAAAGATCTAGCAAAAAAATCTGACAATGATGTT